ATTCAGCAGCTGCCATTAATTAATTATCCTTTTGAAACCAATGTTTATATATTTCTAATGCTACACGCTGAGTCATAAAAGGGGGAACACTCATACCCATTACATAGCATGGATCAGTATTTAAAAAGTTAAAATCTTCTGGAAAAGTTTGTATTCTTTTTATTTCATAAGAGTTTAAATATCTAGGTTTTTTCCAGTAAACTAATCCTTGAGTTGCAGTTACAGTACGCGAAGGTAAACGAGGATTAACAGTACTCATATTAAAACAATGTCCTTTAGGGTGAACAGTTGAAAAAGATTTACCAGGTTTTACTTTATACCAAAGTTCTTTTAATTTATCACTAATTAATTTTTCTTCAGTATTAGGTTGAATTGTTTTACATGCTTCTGCAACTGATATAGGCTGTTCATTAAATACAGGTTTAAAAGGTTTTAAATTTAAATCACATCGGCGTGCAATAAAAAAAGTTCTTTCTCTTGCTTGCGGTACACCCATTTTTGCGGCATTAAATAAAAATAACTGAGTTTCATAACCAGCTTTTTTAAAATCTCTAAATATTTCTTTAACATAGCCACGAGCATTTCCAGCAATTAAACCTTTAACATTTTCAGCAACAACTACTTTAGGTTGTAAAAGTTTAGCTGTTTGAATAAAATGAAAAAATAAATCATCAAGCCTTTGATATTTTTGACCTTCACGAAATTGATATTCAGTACCCCATTTTTTTTCACGCTTGCCTGCCATACTAAAAGTTGAACAAGGCGGTGAACCATCTAAAATGTCTAAATTTTTTAATTCTTCTGGAATTTCTTTTAATTTATTAAACTCCTGGACTCCCATTAAATAACTATATTTTGGTTTATGGTTAGCTCTATAAATATCCATCATTTCTTTATCGATTTCAACTCCGCCTAAAACATTAAAACCTGCAAGTTTATAGCCCATTGAAGAACCACCGCCGCAGTGAAAACAACTAAAAACATTTAAATTATTTTTTTTAATATCTTTTAAATCAGATAGTTTCCAAGCACCAATTTTTTTTTCAATCATTTTTTATTATTAAATTCAAATCCGCAGCGTGGGCAAGTATTATCAAATTCACTAAATTCTGCTTCTCCGTGTTCTCGTGAACCTTCAAAATCTTTAATTTCCCCATCACCTAATAATTGCGATAAGTCATCATCATCAAAAAAAGGTTTTAAATCATAGTCTAAAGTTAATTCTTCTAAAACTTCTCTGTCCCATTCTGATAAATCAGATGACCGATTATCAGCAATAGCTAAACCAACTTTTTGATCTTTAGTTAAATTAGTTCTTTTTACTGCAATAATTTCATCTCCATTAGTTTCTATAACTTTTACATTTTTAACTCCGGCTGCTTTTGCACCTTCGATAGTTCCATTACCAGCAATAATTGTATTATTTTCATCTATAACAATTGATCTACCAGTACCAAATTTTTCTAAAGATTCAGAAATTAATTTTGCTGATCGATCAGTTCTCAATCGAGCATTGTTTGGATCTTGATTTAATTCTTGGATTGAGATCGTGTTTTCCGATTTTTCCTGCATAATCTAATGATTTGTCTATAGATTTTAAATGGTTATGAACTGATAATATCAAGTCTTTTTCAATTGGCATCTTTTCTTCTATAGCGTTATCACGAATGGCTGCTGCAATTACTTCAGCTTTAAACAATAATTTTTTTAAAGATTTAATTACTGGTTTCTGTCTTTCTGATGTCATTTAATATGCCTTTTGAATTGTTTAACTGTTGTTTAACTTTAAGAATATAACTAGGAAGTTCCATTTTATTTCCTTTTAAATTTTCTTGTCTAATTTTATTTAATTCTTTACAACTAGCTTCCCAACTTTCTTTTCTTAAAGTATGAATTAATCTAGTTTTATCCTTTGGTATATCAACTCCAACATTGTTACATATAGTTGAAGATTCATCACGAAAGCCAGATTTTAGTGTTGAACCATCATCTCCTTGTTGAGGATAAGCAGCTCGACACCAACAAATAATAGCTAAATCTTGATTTTGATTATATCCAGGTAATTCATTAGATAAATATCCATCAGAATTATGAACAATTCCAGAGTCATTGCAGGCAAAACAATTGTAATCTGGAACTCGAAAAGTTAAATCTCGATCAGTAGCTAATCTTTTAAAAAAAGTCATTTGTCTAAATTTTTAAAGTGTTCTTCTAAATTTTTATCTATTTCTTGATCTAAATTTCTATATTTGACAGAATCAAATCCAGTTTTTGTTAGTTGATGTAAGCTTTCTGTCTTTTCATCAAAGAAAAATTCACCAACATTTTCAAGCTTTTTATTCTTTTTTTTATCTTTCATAATTAATGCGGGATTTAAAATGGAACGTTTTTGTTCCTGGAATTTAATTTTAACTTGCTTTTTTGTTCTTGTACACAAAGAAATACTTCATAGTAGCCATCTTTTATCCATTTAAACGCATTTGGAAAACAAGTAACAAACCCTCCATCTTTTTCAATTTTATTTTGGTCAGCTATAGCTCTTAATAAAGCAGGTTTTAATTGACTTTGTATTTTTTTTGAAAGTTTATTGTAATGCTGAAAAGTAAGTTTTTTAGATTGACCGCTAGCTCTTTTTTTAATTTTTTGATATTGATCCCAAAAATCATTAAATTCATCAGTATATATATTATTTGTTTTAGTTATTTGTTTTAGTTTATCTTGTTTTAGTTCGTGTATCTCTCGAATACTACCCCTAGTATCTGAGAAAGACTGGGGTGGTATCTCAGGAATACTAGTATCTGAGAAGTACTGCGGTTGTTTACTAGGGTTTTGAAGTTCTGGGTGAGAGGTAGTATTTGTGAGAGACTGCCTATTTGGAGGTTCAACTTTTAATTCATGCCATACTGTAACTCGATAAGCATTAGTTGATTGAAGGCCATCTTCAACTCTACCAATTTTTTCTAACCAACCTTTTTCGCATAATGATTTAATTACTTTAACAACTTTATTGCGACCAATTTTTGCATCTTTAGCGATAGTTGAATAAGAAGGCCATATATTAGGGTAGTAACTTTGTAAAACCCATAAGACAGCTAATTCATAAGGATCAATTCTACCTTTCAAAGCTGTTGGTAATGATACAAAGGGCGTTTTTTCAGGTATAAAACTCATGGTTCAAAAAATTTATATTGATGTCAAAGGGCTAAATCCAGCTCCGCAGGGAAGTAAAGTCTACTTGGGAAAGGGTCGAATGATTGAAAGTTGTAAAAGATTGAAGTCATGGCGGGTTTTAATAAAGAAAGAAATCAAAAAAGCTAATAAAGAAATGATAACTGGACCTTGTGAAGTCCACATTTGTTTTCGTTTATCAAGGCCTCAGTATCATTTTTTATCTAATGGTGAACTAAGAGAAGATGCACCTAAACATGTAATTACAAAAAATAGAGGTGATCTTGATAAATTAGTGAGAGCATGTTTTGATTCACTAAGCATGACAGCTATTTCAGATGATGCCACCGTTGTGCAGTTAAATGCAAAAAAAAGGTTCGTCACTGAACATGAAGAACCTGGAGCACAAATTTTAATTTTAAGTAAAGATTAGCCGAACAGACCCCAACCCGCAAAAGTTAGTCTTTCCCTTCAATAGCTTTGCAATAAAGAAGGTATTTTATCCTTAAAGGATTCGACTAAACTAAGAATAGCAGATTTATTTAAGTAAATTCAGGATAAGATTGACTTAATCTTTTCTCTATATTTTTATGGTCAACATTAAATTCAACCAATAAATCTTCTTTTTCTTTAAGTAAATCAACTTTTCGTTGTTTTGTTTTTTTAACTCGATCTTTAAGATTTTTAATTTGTTCTTCAAGACCTTCAATAAAATCATCAGTTGCTTGAATTTCATCATCATGTTTTTCAAGAATTTGAAATTCTTCTGAATCTTTTCCCCAAGTGATTGCTTGTCTTAAGATTCTTTCCCAATGGTTTAATTCATCACACCAATGTTCAGATTCTTCTCCACCTAATTGAAACATTTTAGTGTGGAATTTGTTTAAAATTTCGTATGCTTTTTCAGCACGATTCAAATAGTGTCCTGCTTTCATGATTTTTATTTAGTAATTTTTAAGTAGCCAACTTTGTTTCCATTAGTGTCTTTAATAGGCTTTGACAATGGAAGGTTATAACTACAAATAGTAGTTTCTTTAGCGAAATCAGATAAGTTTTTAAAGATTTTTGCAATTTCAGGTGCAGCATCTTCATAAAACATATCGTTATCAAGATTGATAGAAAAAGTTAATTTTGACATTTAATAGTACCTATCAGCTAGTTTGTTTTCTACATAAACAGTTGTCCATGTTCCAACCATGTCATCAAAGAAACCTAGTTTTTCTTGAATTTCTCTAGCTTCTTTCCAACTTTTTGGTTTTCTTTTTGCTGCTTTATCCCATTTTCCACCTTCAGAAAATAGTTCAACAAATTCTAAAACTTGTTTGTTTCTTTCTTCTTTTGAATAATAATTTAAAGATTCATATTGAGAATCTCTATAAAACTCTTTTTGGGTATTTAAAATCCAATGATGAATAAATAAATAGTTTTCTGTAGAGTTCCAATCAACTCTTTCGTCACCACCATTTCCCTCTTGTTCAACAGCAGCGTAGCAAGTTCTACCTACACGAAGCTCACAACAATAAGAAATAAAACCACTTCTTTGGTTTTGTCTGTGAGAAAGTTTTGAAACAGTAATTGTTTTTTCTTTAGTTTTAGTCATTTTTTTAAGAAGTTTTGTTTGCTTTGATTTCTAATTTTTTTAAAAGATTTGTTCTTTGAGCTAAATCTTTTTCAAATCTATATAAACTGTTTTCACAAGTTTTTATAAATTTAGGATTTTCTTTTTTCTTTTTTGAATCTTTGATTATTTGTTTATAATCATTAATTGTTGAAAGAAGTCCATTTACATCTGTTCTTACTAAAAAAAGTAAATGGTGAAGTTGATAATCAGTTAATTGCATTATTTTTCCTCATTGAAGATTTGATTGAATAACGCATTGATGCGGTATAAGTCACCATTAAAACCCCAATGTGTTTTAACGTTTTGTAGTTCCTCATAATGAGCAACCAAATCTTGAACTTTTTTAGCGTTAGCTTTAAGTTGTTCGACTTTGTAGTTAAAGTCTTTTTGTTGTTGAGTTAGTTTCATTGAATAACTTGCGGGTTATATATATATTATACGCCGTATTTATAAGTAATAGCTGTCAATAGCTCTAATGCGTTGCAATAGTTGTATTCTTAGCATAGCTATTTACAGTTATAGAAAGACACTGCATAATTAAAGAGTACTTTATTTTATTTTCAACCCGCAATGAAGTTATTAACTAGAGAACTTTTAAAAAAGTTACCTCCAATTGGTCATTCAATTAAAACTAAAGAAGAACCACAAGCTATTGTTAAATGGTTTACACCAGATTCTAACTGGACTTGGTATGTGGCTGAATACAACCCTGAAGATGGTATGTGTTGGGGTTTAGTTGATGGATTTGAAAAAGAATTTGGATATTTCACTATAGATGAAATTCAAAAACTTAAAGGTCCATTAAAACTACCTATTGAAAGAGATATGTGGTTTGAAAAATGTAATCTTAATTCTTTAGTTTAATGAAAAATCTATTTCTTTATATGGCAGTGGGCTTTATCAGTTACACTGCCTTTTCTTCGTCTTTAGACAAAAGTACACAAATTCACTGTAATAGTGGAATACAACGCGCTTGCGCAGCTTTAGCAAAATGAAAGAACAAATGAAAGAAACAGTTATAGTCAAATCCTATAACTTAATTCAAGATTTAAAAAAAATAGTTGAAAGACAACAAATCCAAATCAATATGTTAGTTGAAATGGAAAGTGTTGTTGAAAATCAACAAAAACAATTAAATCTTCAAAACGATTTACTTAATATTCAAAAATTTAAATTTGAAAAATTAGAAAAAAGAGTAAGTGTTTTAGAAGAATCATTAAACATCAAATCTCAATTTAACTTAGATGACAAACGCTTTATTTAAAGATGAATTTATAACTGAAAAAGTTTATAGATCATCTACTGATTATTCCGCAACTGACATTAAAACGGAAATCAAATACAATGGTTTTACTTTATGGGACCAAAAATTTAATCCTAATACAAGACCAAAACCACCAACACCTGCACTTAAATTAGGATCAATGCTGCATAAAGCAGTTTTAGAACCTAATGAATTTAATTCTTTTTATCAAGTAATTGAAAATAAAAGAACTAAAGAAGGTAAAGCAAAAATCCTAGAATTAGAAGAAAAGGGTATTGAAGCTATTTCATTTGAAGAAAAAATTCTTTGCAATGATATATGCGACGCTGTGGCAAATCACCCAATAGCTTCTGAATTGTTTTCAAAAGGTGCTCCTGAACAAAGTTTTTTTTGGGATCATGAAGAAACTAATTTACCACTTAAATGCAGAGCTGATTGGATTAATGGTGATACTATTATTGATTTGAAAACAACTGCTGAAGGTGGAGCTCACGAAGATACTTTTTCACGTGCAGTAGCAAATTTTTTATACCATATTCAAGCTGCTCATTACTGCGAAGGAATTGGTCTTAAAAAGTTTGTATTTGTAGCTGTTGAAAAGGTTTATCCTTTTAATATTGGCGTTTATGAACTTGACGAGGAAACAATACAAGAAGGCTTACAAGTACAAAAAGAATCGTTAAAAAGAATAAAGTCTTACGTAAAATCCGGAATTTGGCCTGGCTATAACAAGCCAAATGAAGGAATTAAAACTATTAGCATACCTTATTGGGCATTTAAAAAATGACTGAAACTAATTCAAAAATAGCTTTTATTAAAGCATTACAAAAAGCACAAAAAGAATTTCCAACTTTAGGAAAATCTAAACATGTTAATCAAGGTGCATTTGGGTATGATTATTTACCACTTGAACAAATGCTTTCTTTAATACAACCTGTTTTACATAACAATGGTTTTCATTTATCTCAACTTTTTGGTTACACGCCAACAGGTGAAACTTTAGTAAAAACTAAATTAGTTCATGAACAAGGACATGAAGAAGTAAGTGAATTACCTTTATTTTTACCTCCACGTGATTTACAAAAGAAAAATGAAGCTCATGTTTGGGGTGGTTCTGTTACCTATCAGAGAAGATACAGTATTAAATTAATTCTTGGTCTTGAAACTGATATGGATAACAATATGGAAATTGAAGAAGAAAAGCCAAAAAAACAAAAAGAAAAAACTCTAACTGAAATAATTACAGCCCAAAAGAAAGAAGAAGCAATTAAAGAAGTATCAAAAAAACCACCAGTTAGTCAAAAATCTACAACTTTTGTTTTAGCTAAAAAAGCTATCGAAGATTGTAAACAACTTAAAAAACTTGATTCTTATACTGATTCTTTTAACGATAGATTAAATGAAGGGAAAATAACTGTAGAAGAACACGTTAAATTACTTGATTTATTAGAAGCTAAAATCGAAAATCTTACTGAACAAATAAATAGCTAATGGAGAAGCAGTATTTAACAACTAAAGACCTCGCTTATAGATATGCATTAAAACCTGCAACTATTAAAAGTTGGCGAGATAAAACTAAAGCTGGTAATAAAACAGGTCCGACCTGGTACACATTACCAAAAACTCATTTAGCGATCGGTCAACCTCGCGTTCGCTACGAGCTTCACCATGTTTTGGCATGGGAAGAAGCACACAACATTACACCAATTCATTCATTTTAAAAATTATGGCTTATCAAGAATTTGATCCAGCACTTTCATTACCTGTTAATTTTGGGGTTAGAAATAATCCTTACGAAAACAGTAAAGAAAAATATCCAAAACAACTTAGAGTTTTTGTTCCATTAAGCTCTGTTGATGAATTTTGCGCTCATTTACAAGCTGCAGCTAAAGTAAAAGATTTACATAAACCTGGAAAAGTTTATGACATGAGAACAGAACAATACGAAGAAGTTGAAGGTATTTATTTAAATGGAAATGGTAAAAAAAGTAAATTCGAAGATGATGAAGATTCATGTTTTGGAACTATAAATCCAAGAAGAATACAAACAGAAGAAGAAACGGAGGACATTCCATTTTGAACCAACAAGAATATGATGCTGCCATATCTCGTTTAAATGATCGATATTTAATGGAATCTACCATGACGAATGAAGATTATTTACGAGATAAAAAAGCAATTGAACTTGAATATTTAAAAACAAAATTTAATTCAAATGCTTAATTCCGGCTATCCAAAATTAGTTTTTAATAATAATAATGAATGTACCGTTACTACAACTGGTGATGGTACTATTCGTACTTGGGTTGGAGATTATGAAAAAGATACCAGGACTGAACATGAAAAATTTTTTGGTATGGACGAAGAAACAATATATAAAAAATATGGAATTGTTTTTAAAGAAACTGACATATTTATAAATGGAGTAAAACAATATGAAATGTCTAGTGACTTTGAAGCTATGTTATGGCTTATAAGAAAAGGCTTTGTTAAATATGTTAGAGGTAAAGAAGTTTGGAATGAAGAAGCACTAGATGAAGGTTGGGAAAATGCCTGGACTCCACCTGAAAGTTATAAAGCGCCTAAAAAATCTAAAGAATGGGGTCATGTATATTTTGTTGAAAGTCAGGGCTATTGGAAAATTGGTAGAGCTACTGCTTCAAGAATAAAAATAAGAATAAAAGAACAACAACCAGATAAAGTTTTAGCTGTTAGTCCTCGTCGTAGTGACTTTAAATCATTGGAAAGAAAACTTCATAAAATGTTTAAAGATAAAAGAGTTCTTAAATATGAAGTTTTTAGGAATCTTAATAAAGATGATATAAAAGTAATTATGAAGGAATTAGGCAATAAAATTAATATAGTTATGTAATTATATGAAGAGACCAAAGTTTCCATCAGATCCTTATATTGGCAGAATTTTTTTTGATGGTGAAAAAACTTATGAATACATAACAAATCCTTTTTATAAACAAATTCCAGGAGTTAAACCGCAACCTTGCTGGATTGATATTACACTTGAATTAAAATGAAAAAAAAAGTACATTCTTCTGTAAAACTACAAAGATTAAAAAATATAAGGCGTAAAAATTTAGAAAGAAACTTTTTAGATGTTCAATTAAAAGGTCAAGATCATTATGTGCATATAAATAAAAATGGAAAAGCTCAAGTAGTTTATGGTGAAGGTCGTTGGATTGCAGAGCATATAAAAACTGCTGTTATTAAATACAATTATGAATTAAATAAAATTGATAATTTATTAATTAGAGATTTTACAGATGAAGAAATTAATCAATACGAAAAAGCTTTTTTATAGGGTTAGTTTTTTTCTCTTCAGCTAAATTTTTTTTAACTAAAGCAGCTTCAAGTTCAATTAATCTTCCGAGCATTGAAGCAAGAAAAACATCTTGATCCATTTGATGTCTTACTAAGTGAGTGCAATACCTTTTGATATTGTCATAATCTTCACTTTGCATAATGTCTCTGCATCTCATTTCAACTGATAGTTGAAGTTCAGGAGGTGCTTCTTCAATTTCAATATTTAAAAATTTTCTCATTGTCTTACTGGAAATAATTGTTTTTCCAAAATATCAACAGCACGGTCATCAAGACTGTTTGAGGTTTGTTTACATATTGCACGTAAGAGGTCTACTACTAAACGCTTTACAGTAGTCGTTGTAAGGAACGTCAATAGTATTGGTTTTAAAATTTTAATCATGAAAAATGTGTGTTACTTTCCAAACATAACAATTTTTGCTAAATTTGCCATAAATACAGTTTTTTATGGAAGAAGATAAAGAAGAAAAAGAAGGCACCGATTGGGCTGAAATTTTTGGTCATGCTGTTAGATTTATGATTTTATGCTGGTCTTTAGCAATGATGACTTTAGGCTATATGGATAAAATTCGTAATGATGGCGCGTTTTTAGCCGGCCTAACCAGTGGAGTTTTAGGCAGCTATGGTATCTCAGTTAACAAAAAGAAAAATGCAAATTCTCCTAAAATGATTGATAATAGTAAAAACAACGTAGGAATCAAATGAAAAAATTAATTACTTTACCAATTTTTTTATTAATGTCGTCACCTGTTTTTGCTAACGGTATTCCAACTTGGACTACCGGCTCTAGTAACAGAACCGAAAATACTACTCAGACGATAACCCGTTCCATAGTGACCGAAAAATACGGTTCAGCCCTAAATTCTTGGGAAGCTTCTAATATATCCGTAGCCGCTTCCGCCGGAATCGCTGGCGGTGATGCTGTATTTACTGTTGCTGATACTTCGGCAGATTGGTCTCTGCAAGTTACTACGAGGGCTGCCGGAGCGTTAACAGAACAAATTACACAGAATGATACGATCACGACTACTAGCGTTATCACTTCTCTCAGCGTGTTTAGTCAGTAATCCGGTAAAAGCGGAGGGCGATACTAACGTTCAAGCGCAACCCAATGCGATAGGAAATTCATCAATAATTAATCAAAATATGAACGTCAATAACGGAATGACGGGCAAATTACAATTTGGAAATTTAATATGCAGCCAGCCGACTATGGCGTTTACTCCTTTTTATACAGGCAATGATGCAGAAAATCCTAATAGTGAAACTTATAGTATTAATGAAGGTTGGGGGTTTCAAATGTCTTTTATGGTGCCTCTAGGTACTAATAATGAAACGTGTTCCGAGTTAGCAGAAGTAAAGCTAAAGTTAGCCAAAGAAGAACTAAACAAGCAAGTCCATGATAAGCAATTAGTGAGAGTTTTAAAATGTTCACAATTGCACGCAAGCGGTTATATGATAAATCCTAAATCCGAATTTGCTTATATTTGCAATGACGTAATAAATATTAGAAGTTATGTAAAAGCTAACTCCGAAAAATTTAAGTAGCTAGTTTAGACGCCACATTACGGGTGTATGTGTACTCTAGCTACCTTTTTTATTATCTAACTTTTCTTTTACGTTAGCAACTTCTTTTTTTAGTACTTTAGTAAATATTTTTTTGAATATTTGTTTTAATTTATTTACGACCGCTTGCATAAGAATAGAGCCGCCGACAGTTACAGTAGACGCAACTCCCGCACTTATTACGCTCGACGCTATTACTTCAGGGGCAGGTATAGGAAATTCACCAAAAAATGGTAGATTAAAAGTAGCTACAGGTTCTTCAATTGAAATATTTTCTTGGTTTTTTAGGAGGTTTGACGGTATCTGCTCTGGGTTTATATTTAGCCCTTCCGAGTTTAGTTCCTTATTTTCTGAAGAAGTCTTTGCCTGATCTGCCTCAAGTCCCGAATCTACCTGTTCCAAGCTTGGAAGAAGTAGAGGGTCTAAATACGGAACTTCCGCTACAGGCGGATAAAAAATTGTTGTGGGCGGATTGAGAATATAATCAGTATCTGGTAAGTTAGGCAAATATAAATCATTCATTTTATGTGGAAAGAAGCGTTTACTAGAGCTCTAGCTCCTATTTCTTTGATGTGCCTTTTTTTATTTGTGGGTCTTGCACCGTTATATTTGATTGCTGGCTTAATGACTCGTTCTTTTTCAACAGCAACTCCCCAAACTGAACGCCACCCTGTAAAGCGTTAATATTTATATTTGCTGCATCTAATTCTTTTTGCGCCGCATCTCTTGTTTGAACTTGCCTTACAAGTTCTTCCTTCCACTCCGCTATTTGTTTTTGCGTAATTTCTTGCATAGTTTTACTTAAACTATAGACCAAATAGCCCCAGTTGGCACCGTTATGGTAACGCCATTAGCAATCGTAGGGTCTACGGATAAAGCATTGTATCCCGAAGTTAGTGTTTGAGAAGTGCCTATTTCTTGTTTCATTTCAATAATTCCATTACTACCAGAGATTCTTGGTGCGGTAATAGCTCCGGTAAAAGTACCACCACCGGCTACACCGCTAAATCCTGTGATATATCCAGCACCGTTTGTTATTGCGTTGTTGTTAAGAGATATGTTTGCTGACCCATCAAAGCTAACCCCTGCAATGGTTCTTGCTGTTAAAAGTGTGGCTGCCGTACTAGCTGCAATACCGAGAGCATCTATATCTGATTTTGTTTGATCTGCGGTAGCTCCGCTCTCAATTCCATCAAGTTTTGAACCATCAGTTGCTAAATCTCTTCCGTCAACCGTGCTTGATACGATAATGGCACCTGTAACATTAATACCCGATGAAGTAACGCCAAGAATTGTAGTTCCAGCATTTTGTATTTGTAAATTACCTTGTCCGGCATCATTTATTATTGAGTTGCTTCCATCATGAACTAATATTAAATCTGAACCTTGACCAATTCTTATTTCTTGATCGTCATTTGGAAATTCAACATGGCCATCAGATGTGATACCAAATCTCGTATCACTTGAGCCTTGATCTAACTGAAAACCACCATTGAAATTTTTTAATTGATAATCTGGGTCATTATTTGTATCCGTTAAAAGTATTTTTGGTGCTGTATTTGATATTGTTAAATCGCCGGTCATAGTAGT